CCCACGCAGAGAAAATTCCCCTTAACAGGAACTTGTTAACCGAGGTTGTTTATGGCTTTAACCGACAAAAAGCGCAAATTTGTTGTCGCGCTCCAGTCGGGGCTGTCTGGCGCGAAGGCTGCGATTGCTGCGGGTTACAGTGAGAACGGGGCCGCGCAAGCAGCATCCCGGCTGATGAAAGACCCCGATGTAATTGCTGCGCTGGAGCGCAAGGCGGCTGTTGAACAAGCCAATGCCGAGGCCAAAGCGCAGGGAAAGCAGATCAGCCTCCCCGATCTGGGCAAGATGTACAGCGACCCGAAGGAGTTCTTGCGGGCGCTTATGAACGACCCGACTGAGGACATGAAGCTGCGCCTTGACGCGGCAAAGTCTCTGATGCCGTTCACGCACGAACGTAAGGGCGAAGCCAGCAAGAAGTCCGCAAAAGATCAGCAGCTTTCTGATGCCATGAACTCCGGTAGATTCTCTGTGGCCGCGCCGCCCAGCATCAACTGATGTCTCAATTTCCGGTTTGGAGTACCGCTTGCTTGGATTGGGAGCGGCGGATTGTCGCGGGCGAAAGTCTGATTCCGTTTCCGCCGCTGTTTCCCGAAATGGCAGCCAAGGCGATGCGAATTTTCGAGCAGTTGCGCGTCGTTGATTTAGCCGGCAGCCCGACGATGGGTGAAGTGTCGCGGGAATGGGTGCTGGACTTTGTTCGCGCGGTGTTCGGTGCGTATGACGAGCAAACAGGCCGACGCCTGATTACCGAGTTCTTCATGCTCATCAGTAAGAAGAACACGAAATCGACCACGGCGGCGGGCATCATGATGACGGCCCTGCTGCTGAATTGGCGACGTTCGGCAGAACTGACCATCATCGCGCCTACGGTAGAGATTGCGAAAAACTCGTTCTTTCCGGCCCGAGACATGATTCAGGCCGATGACGAACTGAAGGCTATTTTCCACGTTCAGGAGCACTACCGCACGATTACAGACCGTCGCACCGGGGCGGTGCTCAGTGTGGTGGCGGCAGACACTGACACGGTGGGCGGGAAGAAGTCGTCCATCGTGCTGATTGACGAGCTTTGGATATTCGGCAAGAAGGCCAAGGCCGAGAACATGCTGCGAGAAGCTACTGGCGGATTGGTGTCAAGGCCAGAGGGATTCGTTATTTACCTGAGTACGCAGTCTGACGAGACTCCCGCCGGCGTGTTCAAGCAGAAGTTGCAGTACGCCAGGAAGGTGCGGGATGGTGAGATCGTAGACCCGAGATTCCTGCCGGTGCTGTATGAGTTCCCGCAGAAGATGCTGGACGAGGGTGAACACCGCAACCCGAAGAATTTCTATGTGACGAACCCGAATCTCGGCGCATCCGTCAGTGAAGCCGATCTGGTTCGGATGATGTCGCAGGCAGAAGAAAGCGGCGAGGAATCCGTTATCGGGTTCATGGCAAAGCACCTGAACGTCGAGATCGGTCTAAACCTTCGATCTGATAGATGGGTGGGAGCCGACTACTGGGAGGGTCAGGGCAACCAGAAGATAACCCTGTCATACCTGATTGCGGAGTGCGAAGTGCTTTGCGTTGGGATAGACGGGGGTGGCCTTGATGACTTGCTTGGGTTGTGCGTACTTGGCAGGCACAAGGACACCAAAGAATGGTTGGCTTGGTGTCGCGCCTGGGCGCACCCGTCAGTGCTTGAGCGCCGCAAAGAGATTGCGCCCAGGCTGCGGGATTTTGCCGCTGATGGCGATCTTGTTCTGGTCGAGAACATCGGCGATGACGTGGACGAGCTGGCCCAGATCGTGGCAGAAGTGAATGACTCAAAACTACTGGACAAGGTTGGCGCCGACCCTGCCGGCATTGGTTCGGTGCTGGACGCCCTGGAAGAGCGCGGCATACCGAGTGACAAGCTGGTCGCGGTCAGCCAGGGCTGGAAGCTGTCAGGAACGATCAAGACCGCAGAAAGGCGGCTGGCTGATGGAACCTTGAAGCACGCCGCGCAGCCGATGATGGCGTGGTGCGTCGGGAACGCAAAAACGGTTCCGATGGGCAATGCCATCAATATCACCAAGCAGATAAGCGGTTCGGCAAAGATCGACCCGCTGATGGCGCTGTTTGATGCCGTGCAACTGATGGCGCTTAACCCCGACTCGAAGCGCGGGCGCAAGACCGTAATGATGATGCTGGGGTGAGTCGTGGCCTGTCAGCGATGTATCAACCGACAACGAAAGCTGGTTGCGTGGCTATGCCGACGCGGCCTGACTAGGATATGCCGCAGGGCAATGGCGCGGCTTGAGAAGATGGAAGGAAACAAACCATGAACGTACAACGCGCATACAGCCTGTTCGAAGTTAAAGCTCTGGATGATGAAAAGCGCATCTTCAAGGGGTGGGCGACGACGCCGACGCCTGATCGGATGGGCGACACCGTAGACCCTATGGGCGCGACATTCAAGAATCCGCTCCCGCTGCTCCATCAGCATGATCATCGCTCGCCCATAGGATTGGTGCGGTTCGGCGAACCAACAAAGAAGGGTATCGAGTTCGAGGCGGAAATCCCGACCATTGACGAACCTGGACCACTGAAAGACCGCGTAGACACCGCATGGGGGGAGATCAAGCACGGTCTTGTCAGGGCGGTGTCGATTGGCTTTCGTTCGCTCAAGCACGCATATCGGGATGATGGCGGTATCGACTTTATCGAAACAGAAATATTTGAGCTGTCGGCCGTGACGATTCCGGCCAACGCGCAAGCCATCATTTCCGCCGTCAAGTCGATGGATGGCCGCCCGCTGTCGCAAGATGTCATCGAGCAAATCAAATCGCTGGACTTTGCTGCGCGCAAGTCCGGCCCGGTGCGGCTTATACAGCCAGCGCAAACAAAGAATCTCAACGGGGCCGTTCGCCTGAGCCGCCCGTAATTACTTCGCCGCCTGCCGTTGAACGTAGGTCGCTGAAGAATATCCACATAGGAGCAAGCGTTTATGAACTCTGCCACAAGAGAGCTTCATGAAGCCGTCATTCGCCTTCTGAAAGGCGTTTTAACGGCATGGGAGAAATGGCTTTCTAAGCAGTAACTCCGCGCAGGGATAGACGCCTGCACCACTGCCTCGTAAGGCGACTCACGTAAGTCACTCGCCTTGATACCTCGCAGAAAAGACAGATCGCCGCCATTGGGCGGCTTTTTCATTTCTACGAGGGATCAAGGCATGAAAACCTTTATCGAACAAATCGCTGCGCTGAAAGCGACCCGCGCCGAGAAAGACGCGGAAATGCGCGCTGTGGCCCAGAAGTCCGTGGACGAAGGCCGCTCGATGGACACCGCCGAGGCCGAGCAGTTCGACACGCTCAATTCGGAAATCAAGCGCCTGGACGATGACATTGCGCGTCTGTCCGTTCTGGCCGAGCGCGACCAAGCGACCGCCAAGCCGGTTGACGGCACCAAGAGCGCGAATCAGCCTGCGCAAGGCGGCACCGCTCGCGTTCCGGTGCAAGTCAAGAACACCGAGAAGTTGGAGCCAGGCATCGGCTTCGCGCGCATTGCCCGCGTGAAGGCTATTTCCGCTGTCGAGCACATGGACCCTGTGCAGATTGCCAAATCCCTGTATCCCGACGACGAAAAGCTGATTCAGAGCTTCGCCAAAGCGGCTGTTCCTGCAGCCAATACCGGCGCTCCGACTTGGGGCGGCAATCTGGTGCTGGATTCCGGCGCCTATTTTGCCGATTTCGTGGAATACCTGCGTGCTCGCACGGTTGTCGGCCAGATCAGCGACCGCCTGCGCCGCCTGCCTTTCGATACGCCGGTGCTTATTCAGGGCTCGGCTGGTGCTGCAAAGTGGACGGCTGAGGGCGCCGCCAAGCCCCTGACCCAGTGGACTTACACCCGCACCAAGCTGGAGCCACTGAAGGTTGCGGCCATCGCTGCGGCCACGAAGGAGATGCTGAACCGCGCATCCGTTGCGGCGGATACGCTCATTCGTGACGAGTTGGCCCGTTCCGTGGGCGCCGCCATTGACGGCACGTTCGTCGGCGATGCCGCTGCCGTGTCTGGCACTTCGCCTGCCGGCATCCGCAACGGTGTGGGCGCTACCAGCCTGAACGGCGACGGCTCCATCGAAGGTATCCGCTGCGACGCTGCTGCGATGCTTAAGCAACTGGTGGGCGACAACCTGAGCGTGGCTGGTGCCTTCTGGGTGATGCCGGAAACGGTTGCCATTGACCTGTCTTCGGCCATCAATCCGATGGGCGCTCCTGCGTTCCCTGGACTGACTCCGACCGGCGGAACCTTCATGGGCCTGCCTGTGTTCACATCGCAGTACATGCCCGTGGATTCCAGCGGCTCGGTTGTCATGCTCATCAAGGGCGATGAAATCTTCCTGGGTGACGAAGGCGGTGTTCAGGTGTCCATGTCCGATCAGGCTTCGCTGGTCATGGATGACGCGCCGAGCTCCAACAGCACCTCTCCGACGGCGGCTCAGGTTGTGTCGATGTTCCAGACCAACAGCGTGGCGTTCCTGGTGGAGCGCTTCATCAACTTCGCCAAGCGCCGCCCGCAAGCGGTTGTCTGGGCGCAAGTGAATTGGGACGCCTGCACGACCTGATAGGCGTTGAAGCACGGGGCCGGCCTGGCCGGCCCCTTCCTTTATCCCCCAGGAGATTCGAATGAAACAGAAAGTCGAGTTCGTTCACAAGAACGGCCGAGTGAAGATGATGCGCATGCGTGACGCTGAATTGCTGCGCCGCTTGGGCCGTGGCACGTACCGCACCGCCGACATGAAGCCGCAAGAGCAGGCCGTCGTGACGCCCGCGAAGGCGGAAGAATCGGCAGCCATTAAGCCTGTCGTTGAGCCGGTCGCCATCGAAGTCGATGATACAGTCGAAAGCGACGGCCTGGACGATCTGGATGCCGATCAGCTTCACGCTCTCGCCAAAGAGCGCGGCATCAAGATTCACCCGCGTACGGGTGCTGAGAAGGTGCGTGCCGCACTGCGCGAGGCGCAATGATGTTCGGCTTCCTAAAGAAGAAGGCTGCCAGCCCGGTTCCGGGCGCATGGCGAAATGCGTGGCGGGTCATATCCGAGCCGTTCTCGGGCGCATGGCAGAAGAACGTGACGGAAACGCAGGGCGACCTGCTGACCTATCCGACGCTCTATGCCTGCATCTACCGCATTGCCTCCGACTTTGGGAAGCTGCCGTTCACCCTGCGCAAGCGTGAGAAGTCGGGCGTATGGGTGGAGGTTGAAAGCCCCGCTTATTCCCCTGTGCTGCGCAAGCCGAACCACTACCAGACATCCGCGCAGTTCCGCGAGCACTGGATGATAACGAAGCTGGTAAGCGGAAATGCGTATCTTCTGAAGCGCCGGGATGACCGTGGCGTGGTGACGCAACTCTACGTGCTTGACCCGAATCGCGTGATACCGATGGTGTCTGATTCTGGCGCGGTGTTCTACCAGCTTCAAACAGATGCTATCAACAGCCTGCCCGAAGGCTATCCGGCAGATGGTTTGGTGGTGCCGGCTAGCGAGATCATTCACGACCGCTGCATGACCATCCATCATCCACTTATAGGGGTGCCACCAATGGCCGCCGCGTACTGGCCTGCTGTGAAGAACATGAAGATTCTGCGCTCGGCCACCGAGTTCTTCGCCAACAATTCGCAACCGGGCGGCATTCTGTATGCGCCTGCTGGCATGACGGAAGAAGACGCCGAAGCGCTAAAGAAGTTCTGGGAGGAAAACTATACCGGCTCGAACGCGGGCAAGATCGCCGTCGTTGGTGCCGACATGAAGTTTACGCAGTTCAGCATGAAGTCCATCGACTCGCAAATGGTCGAGCAGATGAAGCACTCGGACGAGCAGATTTGCCAGCCGTTCGGCATCCCGCCGTTCAAGATTGGTATTGGCTCTATTCCTGACGGCATTGACGTAGACGGCCTAAACCAGATTTATTACTCGGACGCGCTGCAAACGCATATTGAACATGCTGAATTGCTGCTGGACGAAGGGCTGAAAATCAGCCGCCCGCTGGGTGTCGAAATGGACATAGAGCCGCTGATTCGTATGGACGAAGGCAAGCGCGCTGATGTGGCGGTCAAGCTGGTGGGCGGTGGCGTGGAAACCCCGAATGAAGGTCGGCTGCGGTTCAACCATGCTCCGCTGGTTGGTGGCGACACCGTATACATGCAGCAGCAGGACTATCCGCTGGATCAGGTTCGTTTGAACAAGATTGAGCAGCCAGCCCCTGAACCGGCGCCCGCCATATCGGAAGAAGACCAGAAGGCGATTGACGAAATGCGCGCCTACGTGGCGACGCAAAAATCTATTGCGGCTATGAAGAAATCAATGGAGTCTGCCTATGTTTGACCCAGAACTGTTCGGCCAAGCGATGGGCGAAGAAATCCGTAAGGCAGTCGCGCCCCTGAAAGCCGAGATTGCCGACCTTCGCAGGCAGCTTGATGAGGCCAAATCACAAGCGCCCGAACTGCCCGACATCAAGGGAATGGTCGAATCGACTGTAGCGGAAGCGGTGAAGGCGATTCCCGCGCCGAAAGACGGCAAGAGCTTCACGCTTGATGATGTGCGCCCCATTCTGGGTGATGCCATCAAGCAGCTACGCCAGGATGCCGACGACGCCATTGCAGAGCCGCTCAAGCAGGCCGAGGCTGCCCGCGACACTTTACTCAAGGCGGTTGGCGAATTACGCCAGCCTGAAGACGGAAAATCGGTAACGCTGGACGATGTTCGCCCTGTCTTGGGGGCGGCTATCGAGGAATCGAAGGCGGCACTGGATGCTGCAACCAAACAGGCCCAAGAGGCCGCGCAAAAGGCGATGGATGCCGCCGCAAACCTTCGCCAACCCGAAGACGGCAAGAGCTTCACGCTCGAAGATGCCAAACCAATCATCGACAAGGCTGTTGAATTGATCTGCGAGGACGCAGAAAAGGCCATCAGCGAGGCGGTGAAGGCCATCCCTGTGCCCAAGGATGGCGTTAACGGCACCAGCGTAACCGTGGACGACGTTCGCCCGCTGATCGAGGCCGAAATCGACAAGGCGGTAAAGCAAATCCCTGTGCCGAAGGACGGCATCGGCATGGCCGGGGCCATGATCGACCGCGACGGTAATCTGATCATCACCATGACCAATGGCGAAACCAAAGAGCTTGGCAGGGTTGTCGGCAAGGATGGCTTGAGCCTTGAATCGTTCGAGATGACGTATGACGCCGAAGATCACGAGGTTGTTCTGAAAGCAGTTGCCGCTGGCAGAATCCAAGAAGTCCGTTATCCAGCCGGTGGCATTCAAGGAAAGGGCTACTGGCGCGACGGCAACAAGGCTAAGGCAGGCGAAGCATGGACTTCTGACGGCTCGCTGTGGATAGCCAGGAAAGACACCAGCACCAAGCCATCAACCAGCAACGATGCGTGGTTCCTGGCTGCCCGCGCTGGCCGAAACGGTGAAACCGTCATCAAGAAGGTCAAGGAAGGCCCGCAGCCTCCTATCAAGCTGGGCAAGCCTGACGAAGGCGGCGAGGAGTGACCATGCTTGTCAGTATGGAAATGGCCCGCAATCACCTGCGCGTGGACGGTAGCGACGACGATGAGTGGATCGGCGCCATGTTACCTGCCGTATCGAATGCCGTTCTTCTGTGGCTGAAAGACCCGGCAAGAGCCTATGTGATGGCCGAGGATAGCAACGGCGATCAGGTTCCGGAGGTTGACTCAAGCGGTGATCCGGTTCCGCTTCCCGCTGTTCAGGCCGCTGTGCTGATTGAGCTTGCTTCGCAGTATAGGTTTCGGGATGGGCAGGGTGCTGATCGTATGCCGGATGCTTCCGGGCATGGGTATGTGCTGTGCGCGGGCGCTACGGCGATGCTGACAGCGCTGAGAAAGCCTACGGTGGCGTAATGCTGGCCGGTCAGACGGTAGTGGTAATTGCCAGCGGCCCCAGCCTGACGCAAGAAGATTGTGATCTTATCGAGCGCACAGGGCTGCCCGCCATCACTGTAAACGATAGCTGGAAAATCGCTCGTTTCGCTCGATTTTTGTACGCATCTGATGCGGCATGGTGGGAAGTGAATCACCAGCGTATCGACATACCCGCTGAGCGCTGGACATGCTCAAGCACGGCGGCGCTGCGATACGGGCTGAACCATCACAGGTTTGTCGGCCCGCACAACTCCGGCTCGATGGCCGTGAGGTTCGCGGTGGAGATGGGCGCCAAGCGGGTGATTCTGATCGGGGCCGATTGTTCGCTCAAGCACGGCATCCACTGGCACGGCCCACACACAGAAACAAAGAACCCGGATGCAATCAAGGTTCGCTGGTGGCATCGGCAGTATGCAATAACGGCGCGACTGGCCCAACAGCATGGCTGCGAAGTCATTAATGCAAGCAGGTACACAGAGCTGGCCTGTTTTCCCGTAAGAGATTTGGAGAGCGCAATTGCAGAATCTGTCGATAGTGACATGGCTGTGGAAGGGCAACCGGCCCTATAAGCCAGAGCATGTATCAGTGCTGGCGGCCATGTTTCGGCGCAATCTGACGCTTGCCCACAGATTCATCTGCATCACGGACATGGAAGGCGACTTCGGTGAAGGCGTCGAGGTAAAGGCTATGCCGGAAGCGGCCCGCGCATTGGGCGAATACCGAACGCCGGAAGCGCCAGGGTTTCCTAGTTGCTATCGCAGGCTGTGGATGTTCTCTGACGAAGCGCGCTGCCTGGGCGAGCGGGTGATGTTGGTTGATGTGGATATGGTGCTGACCGGCAATATCGACCATCTGTTAGAGCGTTCTGCACCGTTTGTCGGCTGGATGCCTCGGCAGACCTGGGGGCATGGCCCGCGCCTCGGGGGCGGCATGTATCTCATGACGACCGGCAGCCATACGGAAGTGTTCGATGGATTCCGAGGACACGAATCGATCATCGAAGCCAGAGAGGCCGGCTTCCGTGGGAGCGATCAAGCATGGATCAGCCACAAGCTATGCGGTGACGTTGATCTGTGGCCGCACAGCGCTGGCATTTACAGCATTCGTGACCTTCGGCATGGCCGCCTGCCCGATGATGCGAGGCTGGTGCAGTTCAATGGCCGCGTGAAGCCGTGGGAATCGACACTGCCTTGGGTTAAAGAGCATTGGCGATGAGGTTCTATGTCATCGGTTCGTGCCGGGTGCATGGCCCGCTCCGTGGTCGGCCTGGATATCAGCCTGCGCTGCCCGGCTACACGCATACCGCAAAGGAGGCGATCCAAAGGATTCGTTTCTTGTGCGGTGAACTGAAAATTCCGGATTCAGTGTCGCCATACGTGTTTTCACGCTCCCGTGCGCCAGCCGTCACGCACAGACATCGCCAGGCGTTTGATAGAAGTGATGTTGTGTTGGTGGAAATCTGTTCGGCCAAGGAGGTGAGTCTCGACGGTTACTGGCTGAACCTGAACTACGCGAAGGACATCAAGTCCGATGTGCGCGAAGCCGAAGACCTTGAGGGCGACATCAAGACACTGGCCTCGATGTGCAAGCGCCTGATGGTTGTTCAGCATGTGGAGTTGCCGGGAATATCGGATCGAAGCCGGTTTGCCAGTCAGTTGCGCGACGTGTGCGAGAAACTGGGTGTTCCGGTGTTTGTGCCAGCCGATTACGTCACGCCCGAGGAAATGCTGGATGTGAATCACTACAGGCATGAAGTGGTGGGGCGGATCGGTGACCGGTTAATGGAGTTTATGGTATGCAAGCAGGCGAACTAAACCGGCGCATCCTGGTTCAGAAGCGTACTCAAGAGCAGGACTCAACCGGGCAGGTGACTGAAGCTTGGAAGGATGTAGGGAAGTTTTGGGCCTGGATAAAGACGCAAAGCGGCATGGCAACGACACGGCAGTCTGTCACGCAAGACGGCGTTGCCATGTCGCTGAACGCCTACAGCTTCCGTATTCGCTACCAGCCCACCATCACCGACGACATGCGCGTGGTGTACGGCGGCATGAATTTCGACATTAAGCATGTGCGTCACGACCTTGCCGGCCATATATGGACGGACATCGTGTGCGAGCAGGGCGGCTCCGATGGCTGATATTAAGTTCGACTTCGAGGAAGCGTTCAGCCGCTTGGATGGGCTGGCAGAGGTCGCAAAAGAGCATTTGCCGCGCTCGATGGCGGTGGCAGCCGGTACGGTGTTCAGGGATGAAGCTAAGGCCCGTGCCCCGGTGTTTGATGGCTCTACGGCATTGAAAGGCGGCGCGAATGTGGCAAAGCCGCCGAAGCCAGGATTGCTGCGAGAAGCAATCTACCTTGCGTACTCGGACAAGCGTTCGTATCCAGGCAGGGCGACGTATTCAGTGGCGTGGAACGCAAAGGAAGCGCCACACGGCCATCTGCTTGAGTTCGGGCACTGGCGCTACAACGTGATTCGGGGCGGATATCCGAAGAAAACGAAGCTGGCTGAGCCGAAGTGGGTGCCGGCTTATCCCTTCCTTCGCCCCGCCTATGACGCAGTAGGGGCTATTGCCATACAGGCCGCACTTGATCGTGGCGAACAGCGCATGAGCGAAGTGCTGGCGAATCCTGCGCTATTGGAACAGTACCGAAAGTAACCCACCAAACACAGACAGACCGCCTTCGGGCGGTTTTTTCGTTTCTGCGAGGCATGTAGTGGCCACCACCATTGAATCGGCGCTGTTTTCCCTGCTGGGTAGCTTGGTCGGGAACCGCTGCTATCCAGACGCAACCCCGGATAACCCGACCTTCCCCTGCATTGTTTACCAGGTAGTTGGCGGCCAGGCCATCGACTTTCTGGATAGGACGCTGCCTGACGACGAGAACTACCGAGTCCAGGTGATGTGCTTTGCCAAGACGCGGGCGGCGGCGAGCTCGCTGGCGCTCCAAGTGCGCGAAAAGATCATCGAAAAAGGCACTGCATTCGCTTCGGCGCAGACGCTGGGGCAGGCGGTGAGCCTTTACGAAGAACCTCTAAAGCTGCACGGCAGCCGACAAGACTACGACATCTGGATTAAAGCCAGATAACGCCCAACTTTACCCAACCGACCCGGCCTGCGAGCCGGGTTTTTCATTTCTGCCGCCATGCGCGGCTTTTTTCGTTAGGAGCCTCAAATGGCAGACAATCGCTTTCGCTTCCCGAATGGGAGCATCCTGGAACTGGCTACCGCTTTTGGCGCGGACAAGACTATTTCCGCAATCACCAACTCTAAGCCGCCCGTTGCAACATCGACGGCGCACGGCCTGGCCGATGGCGACATTGGACTTCTGACTTCCGGCTGGTCGCGAATCAATGGGCGCGGCGTTCGCGTGGACGGCTCTGATGCCAACACCTTTGAACTGGAAGGGCTGAACACCACCAGCACGACCCGCTATCCGTCAGGCAAAGGCGTCGGCAGTATCAAGGTGCCGACCGATTGGGAACTGATCGACAAGATTCTTGAAGTCACCACATCCGGCGGCGATCAGCAATTCTGGACGGGCGGCTTCCTCGAAGACGACGACGACACTCAGATTCCCACAACGCGCAGCCCGCAGTCGATGGTGCTCACCTTGGGCGATGATCCCGGCTCCGACCGTGACGAAGCTCTGCTTGACGCTGACGAGGGTAAAGGCGTTCACCTGCTGCGCCTGACGCTGCCGACCGGCGCCTTCATCCTTTACACCGGGTATGTGTCTTACAACGACAACCCGCAGATGCAGCGCAGCAATCCCATGTCCACGCGACTGACGCTTTCGTTGACCGCACGCCCGACGCGCTACGACCTGTTCGTTTCCTGATCCCTACGGCCCCATTCGGGGCCATTTTTGTTTCCCTTCCATCATAGGAGCCATACATGGCACGCATTGTCCTGGGCAAGCGCCCGGAAACCGTATCCCTGACCGCACAGTTTGAAATGCTCGATGGCAGCAAGTCAGGCATCAAGGTGGAATACAAATACCGCACTCGCAGCGAGTATGCTGAATTCGTCAAAGAGTTTGGCGAACGCAAAGGCGGCTCCGATGCGTCGGGCGCTGACGATCCGGACGCAATCAACATCGCAAGCTGGATTGAAAAGCTGGACGAGGGCCGTGCTGACTTCATCATGGAGATTGCGCAGGGTTGGGACTTGGCCGACGAGTTCAACCGTGAAAACGTCGTTCGCCTGATTGACGAGTTCCCTGCTGGCGCTGACGCCATCATCAACACATACCGCCTCGCTTGCCTGGAGGGTCGCCGGGGAAACTGAGAGGGGCCGCCCACGCACTCTTTGATGGCGCACCCAGCGCAGAATCCCTGGGTGCATTCGGTCTCACGCCAGAAGACTACGACGAAGACCCGGCCTATGAAGTATGGCCCGATAACTGGGCGGGATTTCAGCTTTTCTACGACAACATCACCCAGTGGATTCAGGGAATGGGCGGGCCAACTGGCTTGAACTACCTTGTGATCTTCGCAGAGCTTGACCGCCTAAAGGTTGAAGGTGAAGACCGCGAAGACTTGATGTTCTGCATTCGTGAGCTTGAGCGAGGAGCACTGGAAAAGATGTCCGAGGGGCGCGAGTAGCTGGCTGTCCGTGTGGCGGCCTGCTGCGCTATCATCTAATGCTCCGAGATACCCCGGAGTTCAGGCCGGGGAGGAAAGGAGCGCAGCCGACAGGCTGCACTGCTGTATGAAAACACAGGTATAATATGTGCATGAAACGCACACACATATTCCTGCCCGAGCTGGTTATTGCGGCGATCAAGGCCCTGTCCGAAAAGACCGGGCTTTCGGTCGCCGAACACATCCGACGCGCTATTGACGAGTACCTGAAACGCCAATGAGCACGAAGGTTTACCGCTACCGCGTGAAGTCGCTGAACGGCCTGCTGAACAAGCAGGCGCGGGCGGTAAATTTCGTTTGGAACTTCTGCAATGACACGCAGAAACATGCGCTCAAATGGCGCAAGCGATGGCCTACCGGCTTTGATCTGAACGTCCTGACCGCCGGAAGCAGCAAGGAACTTGGCATCCACTCCGGCACGATCAATGCCGTGTGCGAGCAATACGCCAAGTCTCGCAAGCAGTTCAAGCGCCCGTACCTGCGCTATCGCGGCAAGCGGTCGCTGGGCTGGGTGCCACTCAAGGGTCGGGACTTGAAACGCCACGGCGATGCGTTCCGATTCGCTGGTAACACATTTCGCGTATTCAATTCCAGGCCCCTTCCGGAAGGAAAGATCAAGGACGGCACCTGCTTTAGCCAAGACAGGCGCGGAAACTGGTTCCTGAACATCGTCGTTGATGTTGCGGACGCTGAAACCAGAAAACCTGTGCGCGGCGTTGGCATTGACCTGGGGCTTGCCGATCTGGCTACGCTGTCCAACGGCGAGAAGATCGAGCATCCCCGATGCTTTCGGCAGCTTGAAGAAAAACTGGCGAAGGCGCAAAGGGCCAGAAAGAAACGACTGGTGGCGAAGATTCACGCCAAGATCGCCAACACCCGGATGGACTTCCTGCACAAGGCCAGTACGGACATAGTGCGGCGATTCGATTACATCGCTGTTGGCAACGTCAGCAGCGGAAAACTCGCCAAGACCAAGATGGCGAAAAGCGTTTACGACGCATCTTGGCATTCCTTCAAAACGATGCTTGCGTACAAGTCGGTTGCGAATGGCGCATGGTATAAAGAAGTGAATGAATCGTTTTCCTCCCAGGCCTGCTCGGCTTGTGGCGCATTGCCCGAGTCGAGTCCGAAAGGTATCGCAGGCTTGCGAATAAGAGAGTGGGTTTGCAGTGAGTGCGGTGCGGTCCATGATCGTGACGTAAATGCTGCGTTAAACATTCTCCGCTCGGGGCGTCGAGCGCCAGTAGTGGGAATCCCCGCCCTTTAGGGCGGGGAGGACGTCAAGCCTGTATCTGGTTGATAAGGGGATCGGTATGTCGCAGATTGACGAGCTAGAGCGTTTGGCGGCGCTTAAAGAAAAGGGCGTGCTGTCCGAGCAGGAGTTCTCCGCCCAGAAAGCGAAGATTCTGAGTGCAAAACCGCAGGATTCGGCACAGAGTGATCGGGTAATCCAGAAGAAATCCGGAATGAGCTGGCTTTCCATGTCATTCATAACTATTGCGGCTTTGTTTGTGCTGTTCATTGCTTATGGGGCCGCCGTTGGAAGCTCTCCAGAAGCAAAGGAAAGATCACAAGAAAGGCGCGTCATAGAGCAGTGCTGGAAAGACCAGGAAAGGAAATCATTGACGCCGGCAGCGGCGCGCATTATGGCCGAAATGTGCGAGAGCATGGAAAGTAATTTTCGAATGAAACATGGGCGAGAACCATAAGCAAGCAACATCAACCCGCTTCGGCGGGTTTTGTTTTATCTGGCCCTGGCTAACCGCCGGGGCTTTTTTATTGGGCAATCGAAATGGCTGAACAGACAATCGGCACGGCGCGGATTGACATTACTGCGAGCGCGGAAGGCGTAGAAGCCGCTGCCGCGAAAGCGAAGCGCAGTATTTCCGATCTGTCGAAAGATGCGCAGCTTCAGTATGACCGCTTGACGGCAGCCGAGCGTCGTCGTGTCGATGCGCTGAATCGTCAAGTCGATACGCTGGGCATGACGCGCGCGGAGCAATTGGCTTACAACGCGTCGCTACGCACCAGTGGGCCGTTGCATGATGCCCTGATTCAGAAGCTGAAACAGCAGGAGGCGGCGCAGAAAACGGCTAATGCGGCCATGCTTGCCGGCGGCCTTTCCGCCAAAGAGATGGAATGGGCGATGCGCGGCGTCCCTGCGCAAATCACTGACATCGTGACTAGCTTGCAAGGCGGTCAGCGACCTTTGACTGTCTTTATCCAGCAGGGCGGGCAGTTGAAGGACATGTTTGGTGGTGTCGTGCCGGCAGCAAGGGCGCTTACCACCACGCTTATTGGGATGATCAATCCCTATACGGTATTGGCCGCTGCTGCCGCTGGATTGGCTGTCGCCTACCACCAAGGATCGGCTGAGCTTGACGAGTTCAATCGTCATTTGACGATGACGGGTGGGGCGCTGGGGATGTCTGCAAGTCAAGTGTCGATGCTTGCAGTGCAGATGGATCGACTCTCAGGCATTACTCGTGGTGGCGCGGTTCGCGCGCTTACCGAGGTGGCAGCCAGTGGCAAGATCGCAGCCGATCAGATTGGTATGGTGGCGGAAGTTGCATTGCGTTCGTCGCAACTGCTTGGCCGCGAGACCGCTGATGTAGTCGAAGAGTTCGCCAAGCTGGCTGGCGAGCCATCTAAGGCCGCTGCGGAGCTGAACGAAAAGTACAACTTCCTGACGACTTCTGTTTACCAGCAGATTCGAGCGCTGGAAGAACAAGGACGAACGCAAGATGCAGCCCGGCTCGCAGCAGACGAGCTTGGGCGAGTCACTACCGAAAGGCTGAGTGAGGTTGAGCGGTCTCTAGGGAGTGTCGAAAAAGCGTGGAAATTCGTAAAGGACCAAGCGAAAGACGCTTGGGACGCCATGCTGAATGTGGGCCGCCCAGACACTTTGCAGGATCAACTCAAGGAAGCTGTTGAGCGCCTTGAGGCGCTGCGCGTCCTGAGTCGGACAAGCGTCGTTGGTGACCCATTCGGAAGGGTAGAAGAGCAGGAGCGCAGGGTTGCGGCTATTCGTGCGCAGATTGATTCCGAGCAAGAGGCGATTGGCCTTGATCAAGCGCGCGCCGAGATAAGAAAGTCGTTTATTGAGGCCGAGCAGCGTTGGCAGGCTCAGACTCTGGAATTCCTTTCCAAGCGTGACCGCATGGAAAAGGAAATTGAGCAGACCCAGAAAGATGCGCTACGACTCGGCATTGAAGGCAAAGAGCTAAACGACCGAATCGCCGCTATCCGCGAGAAATACACAGAGAAAGCCAAGAGCGGAATCTCCACCACCCAAACCGAGCTGGCCCGCCTAAACGCGCTGATCGAAGCTGAAAAACAACGCGAGACGGCGCTACACAGCCTTGGCGCGGCGCAGGGCAGCCTGAACGAAGGCGAGAAGCTTGCCATCCAGTACGCCGAGCGCATCAAGCTCGCCACGGACGAAAAGACGAAGGCACAGCTTCAGGCCAACAAAGCATTGGCCGAGCAGTACGGCGCCCTCAAACGGGCCAACGACCAGTTCGACGCGCAGCGCAAGGCGCAAGAGTCCACCATTGAGGCGGTGCGCAAGCAAACCGATTCACTGCGGGATCAGATCGACACCTACGGCCTGGGCCGGGTGGCTGTCGAGGAAATGATACTCGCTCGCAGGGAAGAACAGCTCTTAATGACTGACCCGGCGGTGAGTGACGCGACGATTGACGGCCTGAAGCGTGAGATTGCAGCCCGCAAAGAACTATTGCGCGCCATGCGCACCAAGGAAGCACTCGACGCGCAATTGCGCGAGTGGCAAAACTGGGAGCGTGAGGTTGACCGCATATTCGACCGCGTAGGCCAGTCCCTCACGGATGCCATCTTCGAGGGTGGCAAGAGCGGCAGGGACTTGCTGAAGGATATCTTCAAGTCGCTGACGTTCAACGTCCTGATTAACCCTGTCATGAACCAGATGCAGGGCTGGGTGACGAATCAGCTCGGCGGGATGTTCGGCTACCAGAATCCGCAGCAGCAACAGGGCGGCGGCCTCATCGGCACCCTTCAGAACGTCAGCAGCGCTTATCAGGGCGTCACGAAGGCCGTGAGCGGGCTTAACAGCCTAATCTCCGGCGGATCGGCCATTATTGCTGCGCCCTCAGCGCTCGCCAGCCTATCAACCACAATCGGGGCGTCTACTTTCGCCACCACGTCGTTCGCGGCGGGTTTAAGTGGCGGCGCATTAGTCCCTGGGCTGGGGGTCGGTATTGGTGGCGGCGGGGTTGGAGTGGCGGGCGCAGCGGCAGGGAGCGGCGGCTTGATGGCGGGACTCAGCACTGCGGCCCCCTGGATCGCCGGGGGCTTGGCTGTCGCGAGTGCGCTTGGGTTGTTCGATGACCGCGAGCCAACGACCCGCCGAGGTCAACGCACCGCTGTAGGTTTATACGGAGGCGAGTACCAGACCATCGCAACAGACAGCCGACAGGCCGCCAATACGGATGCCGTCATCCGCAATATGATGGAAGAAGCGACCCGCAACGTGGACCGCTTGTTTCAAGCTGTGGGCGTCGATGCGGCGATTGACAGCCTCTACGCGCTCACAGAATCCTCGATCAAGGGTGATCGTCAGGGCGTGGCGTCCGGCGGCACGCTGCGCATCGATGACCAGCTTCGTCAGTTCGGCCAAGAGTGGGCGTCGGACATGACGATCCGAGGCTTCGGTGGGTGGTCGGAAGCTGAAATGATTCCGCGCCTTGCGATGGATTTGCAAGTCTCGATGCTCGAAGCGTTTCAGCGGGTGGCTGAAGCTGATCAGCTGCCGTCTGTCCTTGCAGACATGATCGAAGGCGTCTACCTGCGCGGCCTTGACGAAGCGCAGCTTGGGGATTTGGCGACCCGTTTTAACGCTGTTATCGAGCAAGTCGGGGCGTTTCAGGTTGCGGTAGAAATGCTGCCGTTCGCGCAGCTTCGAGATCTGACGTTTGATGTTGCGGCAAACATCATCCAGTTCGCCGGCGGACTGGAGAACCTCGACGCTGGCATGACTAGCTACTTCCAGAATTTCTACAGCGATGCAGAAAGATTGGAGTGGGCGACTGATCAGATGGGCGCAGCGTTTGAAAACCTGGGTTTGTCGATGCCGGACGTAGCTCAGGGGGCTGACGCAGCCAAAGCAGCGTATCGGGATCTTGTCGAATCCCTGGATATGAATACGGAATCCGGGCAAGAAGCCTACGCCGTCCTGATGACGCTCTCGGGCGGGTTTGCTGAACTCGCAACAGGCATGGAGCAGTTGAACCCTGTCATTGAGGAAGTCGTAGATACGGTCGACCACCTCGGGATCGCAATCTCCGAACTCAGCCGCCGCGCAGCAGGGGCTGAACGTGCGCTGCAATTATCCCTGTCCGGCGGGCAGCTGGCTGATCGCCTGGGCGGGATGCTGGGCCTGAGCCCTGTGTTCGCAATGCGTCGTGAGCAAGAATTGTGGGCAACTATCGGGCAGGGCAGCTACGAGCAACAGCTGTCGATGTCGCAAGAGCTGACCGATCTGGTTCTGACCCGAATTGATGCGGAAAAACAGGCCAATCAGGCGCGGCTGACCACACTACGCCAGGAGCTGACCACCTACCGCAGCCTGCAGAGCATTGGCGCGAGCTTGCAAAACTACCTGACGTCGCTGGAGTCCAGTGCGCTGGCACCCTACACGCTGGGCGAGAAAGTCGGCAACGCTGAGGCAGAGCTGACCCGGCTCGTGCAAGCGGCGCGCGGTGGCGATGAGACGGCGCTTCGGCAAGTTCAAGGGGCGCTGCAAAACGCGCTCACGCTCTGGCGCGACTACGGCGCATCCGGCGTGCAGTCCCAGGACGCCTACCACCGGCTGACCGGAATTGTTGGCGATCTGGCAGGGCAGGCCGTCAGCGAAGCAGAAGCCCAGCTGATGCAGCTTGAGCTTCAGGCGGAATCTCTGGAGAGCATCAGCGGCATAAGCGAAACGAGCCTTGCGCAACTTCGCGATCTGTACGCGCTGACATCAGCCGCCACTGACGCTGCGCATGAGCAGTACCAGCGCGAGCTCGACAGCGCGACCAGCGAACTGGCCCAACTGGAGCGCCTGGGGCTCGACACCGAGCGGCTGCACGATATCGCGGATCTGCTGGGGCAACTGCCAGCGTCCATTGCTGCGCAGTTGCAAACGGGCACCATGGGCTACATGGCCAGCAATCCCGATGTGATGGGCGCGTTCGAGCAGAGCGGCAGCGGTAATGCTTCGGCGTTCGCGATGCAGCATTACTACGACTACGGGATGCTGGAGGGCAGGGAGTTCAACGGCTCACGCGGCGAGAAATACCTGCTGAGCAACCCGGATGTGATGGCAGCGTTTTTCGAGCACGGCGCGAATATGACCGCTGAAGCGTTTGCCCGTGATCACTATGAGCAGTACGGTAAATACGAGGGGCGCTCGTTTGCAGTGGGTACGCCCTACGTCACGCACGATCAGCTGGCAGGCATCCATCGTGGAGAGATCATCATCGACCCGCGCTCCAGCGACATCCTGCGCCGCTACGGCATCGGGGTGCAGTCCAGCGGCGGCGATTCGGCAGAGCTGAAGGCGCTGCGGCAGGAAGTGGCACGTCTCGCGCAGGTGGTTGAGCAAATGGGTCAGGCACAAGTCACGGCGACTCATCAGGCCGCCGAGCGCAGCGCTGACAAAATCACAGCCGGCGTCGGCCAGGCCGTCGAGCGCCGTGGCCGCGATGATCTGAACGCCCGCAATGCGAAACGAGTAGGAGTATTGGCATGACCGACGCTGAATACCGACGCTGGCTGCGGGACGACACGGTACGGCGCACAGTCCTGCTTGAGATCGACACGGACCCGGTGCGTCGACTGTCAGTCGTCCCGTACACGACGTTGCCGACAGATGCGACGCCCAACGTCAGATATGACGCGCTGATCAAAGGTGGTGTGGGGTATCGTGAGCAGCTGAGTTTGGACGGGGGTTCGACCGGCTCGTATGCCTCCATCGAGCTGCACA